AGCCTGGTGAACCGCAGCAACCAGCGGCGGCCGTCAATCGTGACGCTGTGATCCTCGGGCACGGCGGGCCTCCGCTTTGCGGGCGTTGTGAATCGCCCGTCTCACGAGCAACCTAGCGGGGAGGTCAAGGAACGGCAGGCCGCGTTCCTCGGCAGCCTCGCGGAGCCAGCCGACGATCTCTTCGATGTTGGCCTCGCACCAGCCGGGTTGCTCGGCTTCCATCTTGTCCATGTGCACGGCGCGTGAGTTGCATTTGCAGTCTGGCGTCACAACGATGCCAAATTGTGACAATATCGCCTTTAGTTCAGAGCCAGGCCCAAAAGTTGTAGTGGCCTTTTTGCAATATGCAACGATGTTTCCATGGCCGTGCTTTGGGACACAAGCCGTGCGCCCGCACTCGGAGCATCGAACACGCAGCAGTTCAATGCCCGTGTGCTCACACTCGCCGATAAACGCAAATTTACAATACATCTACGAAAGCACCGCCGTTGCCGTTGCGTTGTCGCAATTACACCAGGCGAAGCATCCGCCAGATTTCGTCAGCGTCTTGCTTGCGTCGCAAAACGCAAAACCACTACCCGAACGGTAGTCAAACGTCAGGCCGCCGCTTCCGCCCCAGTTCCATCGAAGGTCGGCCGAAACGCTTCCCATGCCTGCACAGGCGTTATACGAAACGTCTGCCACCTGCAAAAAAGACGTACAAAGAACGCCGTAGTCGCAGATGTACGTTCCATTGGCTCCTGAACAGTTTGGGAACTGAGGAAAGAAATTAGGCGACGCCTCTTCCAAGCCTGAAATCGTGAACGCAACCTGCGTGTATTGCCCTTGGCAGCATGAATCGTTTGCACCGCAACAACACGCCATCTTTACACCTTGAACCGCAGGAACGTGGAAGTAAACGTGGACTGCACAAAGACGCTTGTGGCGGTGCTGCCGATGACTGTTGCCGTCGATGTGCCAGACACAAATGTGCGCGATGCAGTCACTAGCGTCTTGCCGATAGAGATTGTGCAGTTTGATGTATTGAGCGATGCGGAGAGCGTGACGTCTGTAAGCACGGAACTGCTTGCGACGCTTGATAGAACGATCGCTGTTGCCGCCGAAACAACGCGGATTCCTGTTGTTACTTCCCCAACAAAAACCGCCGTCGCCGTTTCAAATGGCACGTCGATAAGAAACCACGCCGTGCCGTCCTTGGCGATTGCGCAATCGGTCGCAGCCGCTGGGGCAGGGAATGGGAAGAACAGATTCACCGCCGCCACGGTATTCGGCGTGGCCGTCTGATTCTTGAACGTCACCGTTTTCGTGGAGTTGATCGACCATGCGCCGGTGAAGGTGCAGACGCGGAAGAGCTTGGGCTTCTGCGGCGTGTCCACCCGCTCGAACGACAGCGGCCTCGCAGCCGGCGACGCGAGCTCGGCCGCGCGCACCACGTTGGCGATACGCTCGGCGCTCTCGCGCGTGAACTGCGTAGGCTCGAGGCTCATGGGGGCGTACCGAATGCGGTTCCAAAGTCGCCACGCGGATTGACGCGAAGCCCGATTTCGCCGGCTGGCATTGACCTGATGGCAGGAGCCCCAAGCGTCTGCGCGCCATTGTTATCAAGGCCGACAGGATTGGGGCTGGCGACCCACTCAGCGTTCTGGAAATCGAAAACCATCGCGCGCCGCTTCTGGCCGCCGTCGATGAAATTGAAGCCTATGTCGGGCACCAAGAGCCGGTGTGACGATTGACGATATGCGAGCGTTGCCGTGGCGGCGTAGTAGTTCACAAGGGCATTGCCAAACTCTTCGGTGACATATTGCACATCGACGCCAATCACCTTCACCGTGTCGATTGCACAGCCGAGAAACGTGGCGTTGTTCACGAAGTTTTGCAGGCCCAGCCACGAGCTTGGGACAGCGGACCAATTCTTTTGCACCTTAATCTGCACCAGGCTTTCGTCAGTCACGAGGCCGGGGAAGTAGTCGAATGCGCTATTGGTCAGCGGACGCTGCGTCGAGCCGTCGTAGTAGGAAAGGGCCGGCACCTGGCCGGGCTTAGATTCAAAGGACCACCGCGACGCGCGGGCCGTAGGCGTCAGCAGCTCGTCGGCGGTAACGAGCCCGTATTCGGCAGTGACTTCGAGGGCATACGGGTTATCTTCGAACCGCTCATTCACTGACACTTTGCGAAGCCGCAGCAGCGTGTGCACCGGGTGGTACGCGCCCCAGGCTGTGCCGGCCGTGGCCGTCAAGATGGTGCCAATGTCAGGCGGCCCGCCGTTCGTCAGCGTGTCATCACTCAGCATGCAAGCCCAGCGGCGCTTCGCCGTGCCGCCGGTCGAGCCGACCTCGTTCTCAAAGGTGCGGGCGAGTTCTTTTGTTGCGACGATTGTGCCTGGCATAAATCACCCGAGGACCGCGCCGCCGACTATGGCAACGGGCGTGTTGAAGTAGTTTCCGGCCGCTTGGGCAATACCGCCTGCGATCAGCTGCAGCTGCTTCGTCTGCAATCTCGCCTCGATCAGCGCGGGGTCTTGCGCATTCGCGGCGAGCCCGAGGACCAAGGCTTGCCCCTCCTGCGTGCGAATGTCGGCGGTGTTCACCGTGCGAGAGCCGAGGGTATTGAGCTCGGTGATGCGGGCCACCTGGCGGTTGAACTCGGCCTCCTCGGCCTTGCGGCGTTCCTCGGCAAAGCGGGCCTGCTCTTGGGCGGCAGCCTGCTGTTGCTGTTGTTGGACCTTGGCAGCCTCTTCCTGCTGCTTGATGAATTGCTCTTGGAATAACTGGCGCTGCCTGGCGGCACCGCTGGCGATGTCTTCTTCCTTGGCTTTCACCTGGTCGAGCTGCTGCAGGCGAGTCAGGGCAGCCTGCTGGGCTTCGCCGTCGCCGGCCTTGCGGGCCTCGGCGGCTGCCTGCTCGGCGCGGGCAATCTCGGCGTTGATCGCCACGAGGTTCTCGGCGGCTGCGATGCGTTCCTGATCGCCACCGACTTGCTGCTGCTTAATGAGGTTGTTGACCAGGTCTTCCTGCTGCAGCCGAACCTTGGCGGCCTCGTCTTCGGCTTTCTTGCGTTCGTCAATGACCTGCTTCTCGTTGGCGATCCGCTGATCGAAGATTTGCTGCTGGCGGGCCACCTCGGCGTCGTAGGCTTCCTGGTTGAGGATGCCAGCCTCTGCCTGCCGCTGGGCTTCAGCAACACCATCCGCCAACTGCTGCGCGGCGTCGAAGCCTACCTGGCCAAACTCTGCCGCCTTTTCGATGGCGGTGTCAACGGCCTTGTCTGCCCCCTCGAAAGCCTGCTCAAAGCCCTGGCCGAAGCCTTGGTCAAGGGCCTGCTGCTGCTCTTCCAGCTTGGCCCTAAGTGCATCCAACTGCTCAAGCCTGGCCTGGGCATCCTCACCACCGGCCGCCTCAATTCTCTGCCGCTCACGCTCCACGGCAGCCAAATCTTCCTCGAGCTTGCTAGCGGCGTCGCTTGTCTTGAGCAGGCTATCCACACGCTTGCCGTCTGCGTCGGCCTGGGCCGTTGCGGCATCGGCAGCCTCAATACGCTTCCGTTGCTCCTCGTCAATCAGCGTGTTCACCTTTTCCTGTGCCGCGTTGATCCGATCCATTTCCTCCTTGGTCATGTTCAGCGGATCTACGACCGCAGCCGTTGCCGCCTCAAACTCCCGCATGGCATCAGTGACGGCATTTTCCTGCTCGACAATGCCGTTGAAGAACGCATCGAATCGCTCGCGCGTGTTCTCGATGTTCGTCTCAACCTTGAACTGCGGGGTGCGTTCCCGCTCGATCTGGTCACGCATTCCCTGCACAAACTCGGTCGCAGCACCGGAGCCGCTGGCGGCAGCATCACCACCGAACACGGCGCTGTTGAAAGCATTCGCCGCGTTTGCTGCGGCTGCGTCAAACTCTTCTGCATTTTTGCGGGCAGACTCTTCGGCAGCGGCAGCAAGGCCAGCACCGAACTGCTCAAGGTCATCGCTTACCCAGCTGCCGATGCCCTCAAGCACTTTTCCGAACCCGATCAGCAGCTGGTCAATGCCGATCTGGATGACGTTGAACACGGCACGGAAGCCTTCCATGCCAGACAGCAGGAGCTGCCCGCCAATGCGGAACACTTCCCCAACATCTGCGAGGGTGGTCGAGATACCTTCGAAGTTCTTCACGAAGCTGTCAAAGATTCCGGCAAAGAATTCCGCGCCTTGCAGCAGCACGTCGGTGATCGCGTTGGCGATTCCGGTGCCGCCCTCGCCCTGAGCCCCGCTCCACTCCTCAACGAATCGCAGAAACTGGTTCGTCACATCCGTGACGGCCGGGGCAAGATTGCCAATCACCTGCCCGATGATCCCTTCGACCGTGGCTCGCACCAGGTCAAAGCCGTCGTTCATGTCGCCGATATTGTTCAGCTGCGTCTCGGTGACGATGATGCCCAGCCGCTCAGCACGGTCTCGCAGCTCTTCGATGCTGGCCGCACCTTCGCGGAACAGCGGAGCCAGGGCGGCACCTTGCTTGCCAAAGACTGAGACGGCAGCGGCTGCGCGATCTGCCGCAGTGGGAAGGGCCGAGATCGCATCACCAATGGCCGAGAACTGTTGTTCGGGCGAAAGCGCCCTAAGCTCTGCCACGCTCAGGTTGATAGACCGCAGTGACTTGTCGAGGGCATCACCGGGGGTCGCCTTGCCTATCGTCACGGCCAATCTTTGCACCGCACCGGCAAACTGCTCGGTATCGACGCCTGCTAGTTTCGCGGCTAGCGTGTACCCCTGAAGCGCCTCTACGCCAATCCCTGTCCGCGCCGACAAGTCGTTGAACGAATCAAGCGACTGGGCGACGTTGCCGGCCAGCGTCAGCACGTTCTGTGCTGCGCTCGTGAACGCACTGCCGAGGGCCGTAAACCCGTCCACCAGCACCCGGCCGATCTCAATGGTGCTCAGCGTGCTCACGCCCCGGTTCAGCTTGTCGAGGCTTTGCGTGGTCTTGTCGGCCTCACCCGTGAATCGCTGCAGGCTCTTCTGGTTCTGATCGACAATCTTCTGCAGCAACTGCAATGCCTTATCGGCGTCTGACAGACCCTTAGTCATGCCAGAGGCATTGGCAGTCATCTGCATGCCTACGCCGATTACTGTTGCCATAACTCACCCGCCGAAAAAGTTCTTCAGTTGCTTGATCTGATCTACCATCTGCTGCTGGTGCTGCGGCGGTTTGTCGAGCGGCACGAAGTCTTCGGCCCGTGGTGCCTTGCCCTTGGCGGAATACGGGGCAAGCACGGCGCTTGCTATCAGTCCCGTCTCCCGCCACGAATCCGGCAACGCCTCGAAATACCTCGTGTACGCCAGCCACTCCGCAAACTCAACCGCCGTCATGCGCCGCTCGAGCTCGCCCACAGTCATCTTCAGGTGCCCCGCCAGACGAAACAGGAAACGCCTCGTCGGGCGGATGCTTAGTTTTTTGCCAGTTCCTCTACGTCCTTCTCGGTGATCGCGTTGTGTGCCGCCGCCTTGTCGAAGAGCCGGCCGACCACCTTGGCCGACTTCGCCGCCAGCTGCTCGATCTGCTCATCGCTGAAGAGCCGCTGGCCAGCCTGGTCGCACAGGCAGCGTGCCAAGAACTTCGCACGGAAGTTGTCCACGCCCGTCTCGCGCTTGCCGACCCATTCCTTCTGATAGCCGTCGAGCTCGCCCACGGTCATCACGCGTATATAGACTTCGCCGCCCCACTCCTTCACGCTGACCTTCAGGAGGCCGAGATCGTCGGCCGCCAGGATTTGCTCTGCCGTCAGTGCCATCGTTACTCCTTCACGATTTTGAACGTGGCCGAATACCGGGCCACATCATTGACCTTCCCGGCGAGCTGCAGCGATTGACAGATGGCCTTCGTGGTGAAGGTCATGCCACCACCAGCGAGAGACAGCGCGGCCTTTAATCCGTGCTGGGCCATCGTGATGTTTGCAGTCGACAGGCACGCTATCTCTATAGTGCCTGCGTCAAGCGCAAACGTGCTGTCTCGGCCGATCGGCAGGCTGCCACCGGCGACCACCTTTATGTCGGTGACTTCGCCGAACGCCGTGGAATTCCACGTCGCTGTAACGCCTGCGCACTCGGTAGCCATGACGGTCCTCCGTCAGGCTTAGTAGCGCGCGACCTTGAAGGTGACCTGGCCCCGCACGGCGTCGTTGGTGGCGAACGTCAGCGTGGACGCAGAGACGGTAGCGGCTGCACTGATCGCAGTCGAGCCGCCAACGGTCAGCACCAGCGTGCCAGTGCTGGCATCCTTGATGATGTTCGTGCCGAGGTAGTCCACCACAACTTCGCGGCCCGTGTCCGTCGCCGAGCCCTGCAGCGGGCGGTTGATCGTGCGGACGCTGTTGCCCGTGGTCAGGCCGAGATGCGAAACGTCGATGGTGTCATCGGCGGACGGGTCCGTGTTGCTCACGACGATATTCGTGACGGTGAACGCGGTGCCACCAAACGAAAAGACGGTTCCGGCTCCATCATGCGGCGTTGCGGACATGCTCTAAGTCTCCTGCCAGAGGACGTTAAAAGTCTGGGTTACCTGGTACACCGGAGGAAGGTCGCCGCCGGCCAGCTGCACGAAGTCATCGGATTCCTGCTCCAACGACGCATGCTTCACTTCTGTATTGTTCACGGTGCCCCCGTAGCCATCCAGAACCACACGTACGGCGTCGGCCAGCTCCCGAACGTCTTCGTAGGTGGCGGCAAAGGATTGCATTTCCACGCTCACGTTCGGCACTCCCATCGGCCCGGCCAGCGTGTGCTCCCGGCTGATCGCCGAACGCCGCCAGGTGATGAACGGCAGGGCCGCAGTCTTCGGGGCCAGGAGCGGATAGACGCGGCTGCCCACGATGGATGACGTGACGGTGTTCGTCACTAGGGCAGAGCGGAGGACGGCTTCAGGGGATTTCATGTGATGAGCCCTCTGGCCACGCGGCCTTTTACTTCGTTCAATGCCTTCTCCAGCCTGGTGGCGAGCTCTTGCTGAAGCAGGCTACGCATGGCGGGCTGGGCCTGATTGAATGACGTTTTTACTGGCGGCACGCCGGTGCGTCCGCCCACCGGCATCTTGCCGAGGTTCACAACCTGACCAGCCTTTGCCGTCTTGAAAAACGCTTTCGGCGGCTTTGGGCTTGTGACAAGTTTGCCAGCGTTGCGGCCACGCTTTGGGTTCAGGATCGTGAACCCGCCGCGCACGTACTGGCTGCTGTTGAGGCTGCTGCTTTTCCAGCTCGACGCAAAACGTCCCTTTTTCGTTTTGCGTTCCTTCGTGCCGAACTCCAAAAAGCCCTGGTGGTATCCAAGGCTGCCTTGCCCGATCGCGTAGCCAACCAGCCCCACAGCGTTGCCGTCTTTGGCGTAAACCTTGATCTTTGTCTTAATGCTTTTCCGCAGGTTGCCGGTCGGCCCCTTTGGCGTGTTCTTACGCAGGGCCGTCTGCCCCGGTGCCATGGCT